CCGTTGCAGAACTCGATGAGCTTGGATTTGACGCCCTTGTCTTCGTCGGCGAAAACGCAGTCCTCGATGTCTTCGCAGTTGACTTCGGCGAGTGCCTTGGCGATGGCGTTGAGCTTCTGAATCCAGGAGTCGCAATAGTCGATGTATTCGGCGGCAGCCGTCATGTCGGCGGAACTGAAAAAGACTTTCAGTCCGGGCTGTTCGATACAGTCCTGCACGTCTTCGAAGCTCTGGACCCACGTTCCACCGATACGGCGGGACTTCTCGAAAATCTTGACTTTCGACTTGTCGGCTAGCCACCGCTTTTGATACGGAAAAAAGAATTCGTCAAGTGCTGCCATTATACGCCCAGGTGTTTCTTGATTTCTTCGAGCGCCTTCTTGGCGCGTTCTTCCGGGGAAAGCTCGGACTTGTTCTTCTTGGGCGCTACGGCCTCGTACTTGCGTGCGTGTTCGGCGGTGTCTATGATTCGCTGGAGTACGGTGTATCGTTCTGCAGCAACCTTTACGCCGTCCAGTTCGTCTTGCTTGATTTTACGGGCAATGACTTCACCCAGCTCGAACAGCTGCGCGTGAAAGTTCTTTTCGCTGCCGCTGATTTCGGCACGTGCTTCGTCCCAGTGTTCTTCAGATTTCCAGTTCTGAAGGGTGCGCGTGGATATGTTGAGTCTGCGGCTGATGTCTGCGAGACTCAGCTGGTGGATGGTGTAAAGCTCTTTCGCCTTTGGTTTGAGTTCTGCCTTGCTCATGGCATTCTCCCGGGTGTTGCGTGGTTCTCGGTGCAGCATGCGCGTATCGCTTCGAGTGCTCGTTTCTGGTCGTCGCTGTATTGCTTCAATACGGCTTCCCATCGCACCTGGTCATTTGCGGCGTTCTTTTCCCACTTGGCGTTTTCGTTCGTGTAGAAGATGGCGAGCATGGCGGCGAAGACAATGCCCACGCCGAACTGTTTCAATGCCTCTTGCCAGAAAGTTTTATCCATGGAATATACCTCCGTGCAAATGTAGCCGTAAAACACTGACAAAGGGCATGACATTGTCATGCCCTCTTTCGCGGGCAAGCGGGTAAATTTGGAGCCATGAAAGATAAGCATCCGAAGATTCTGAAATCCACCGACCTGCGCGAGCCGTGGGTCGAGGCGTTCAAGACCGGCCCCGTCGTCGATATGGCGGGCAACACTCACGACTTTAGCGAAGCTGACCTCGAAGAACTCAACCAGGGAATCCACGACCAGCTCGCCGCAGGCTACCAGCCGCCGATGGTAAAGGGCCACCCGAAGGTTGACGATCCGCGTGTCGGCTCCATTGTCGATTCCAAGGTGGAAGACAAGGTGCTGAAGGTGAAACTCGACGATGTTGACCCGGACTTTGCCGAAGAGGTGAAGAAGGGCGGCTTCAAGTATCTTTCGGCTGCCGTTTACAGCAACTTGAAGAAGGGTTTGCGACACCTGGGCGCTCTCGGTGCGGTCGGCCCTGCCATGAAGGGTATGGCCCCGCTTTGCTTTGGCGAAGGTATGTTCGCCGATTCCGACAAGGGCGTTACAGAGCAGGACGTGAGCGTCTTTGCAGAGCCGTTCGCATGGGACCGCCTGGTGCCGCGATCCGTGTTCGAGTCGCTGGTGTACAAGATTGGCGGCATTGGACGCCTGTTCCGCAGCCAGCGTGAACAGCTCATTGAAAAGGAAGGCATCGAGGCCGCCGACAAAGTTTTCCCGGAATACACCATCAAGGACCTCGAAGAAATCGAAAGTGTCCTGAAGGATGCGAAGGATTTCCCGCAGCTGCCCAAGCCTGCCGTGGAAAAGCCCGCTGAATCTACAGCTTCTTTCGGTGAACCGAACGAAAGCGGTTCTGATTCGCTGGAGAACGGGAATCAGAATCCTCAGCCTACAGCGCCCCCTCGCGACGAACCGACCGATTCTATCCCGGAAGGTAATTCTAGCGAAGCGGCGCGGCTGAGCGAAGAGAATGCCGCGCTCCGGGCAGAGAACGATACTCTCAGGGCCGAAAAGCTCCAGGCGCAGCGCCTCCGTGCCGGTGCGGCATTCTCCGAGACTTTGGACAACGCCATTGCCGAAGGCCGTTGCAATCAGGAACTCAAGGACAACTTGATGAAGATTTTCGGTTTCTGCCAGGAAGTGCCCGTCGATGGCGAAGGCTGCTTCGGCGAAGGCGATGAACGCGTGAATGTTGCAAATGTGTTTGCCAAGACGGTTGCCGCGCTACCGAAGATTGTGGAGTTCGGCGAATCCCAGGGCATGCACGATACGCCGCAGCTAGCGGCTGGTGAAGCTCTTGCCAGGTACAAGGCGGAGCAGGAATCTAAGGGCCGCGTGCTTTCGTTTGCCGAAGCTGCGGAAGAATACGGTCGAATCAAGGTTTAAACAATCAAGGAGAATCCTATGAAGGGCAATGTCCTCAATTTTACGGCGTCTAATGCCGTCCCCGCCTTCCGATTTGTCGCTCTTGGCGCAACCGAAGGTACTGTCGCACTCGCTTCTGCTGACGGCGATGCCGTTGGCGTGAGCTACGAACTGGATGCCGCACAGGATGGCCGCCAGGATGTCCAGCTTGACGGCATTGCCGAAGTGACCGCTGGCGGCGCTTTCGCCGTGGGCGCAAAGCTCAAGGTCGGCGCGAACGGCAAGGCTGTTGCCGCTGCCGCTGGCGATGCCTACGTGGCTGTCGCTCTCGATGCCGCAACCGGCGACGGCGACCTGGTGCGTATCAAGCTCGAAAAGGGTGCCGCAACGAACGAAACCACTTTCAAGGCCGAAGAAGCCATCGGCAAGCACCTGTTCGTGAAGGCAGGAACTGACACGAACAAGGTCAAGGTCGGCACGGCTGCTTCTGCTCCGCTCGGCGTAAGCGGCGATTCCGACACCGCAATCGGTGCGAATATCGTCATCCAGACCAGCGGCAACGTGAAGGTGCTCGCTGGCGGCAATGTGGCTGTCGGTAACCTTATCGCCGTCGATGCGAACGGCAAGGCTGTCGCGGCTGGCGCGTCTGCCGAAACTTACGGCGTGGCTCTCACTGCAGGCGCCTCTGGCGACCTCATCACCATCGCATTCGGTTACAGCGGCAAGACTGCCGCGGGTTAAACTTTAACAAGGACAACAACATGAAGAAGATGACCAAAATCCCGCTCATTCTCCTCGCTCTCGTGTGCTCTGTAGCAGCCTTCGCAGGTGCAGACACGCTTACCGCCTGCGGCGTTCCGCAGATTTTCGCCAATCTCTTTGGCTCCGACGGTGGCGCTCTTGCCGCTGGCCTGCTCTTGCCGATTGGCGTGCAGCAGACCGACCTTGTGGCCGCCTACAAGAACGGCAAGATGATTGCCGACCAGGTGATGCCGGTCAAGGTGCTCGACGGCCCGGAACTTGCGTTCAAGTATTACGAACGCACCAAGGGCGATTCGTTTGCCGCACCTGACACCCATGTGGGCCGCACTTCCGAGCCGAATATCATCCACCTTTCCGGCGAAGAAAAGGCCGCTGTTGCCGAAGCCCATGGCTTGCAGACTATTGTTCCGAAGGAAGATATCGACCAGATCAAGAACAAGGAACGCTTTGTCAACACGAACCTTGAATACATCATGAACCAGGTGTACCTGGGCAGGGAAATGCGTGTTGCCGGTATTGTGCAGAACACTTCGAACTATGGAACCGGTCTTTCGCACACTTACGAAAACAACCAGGGTATCGGTGCCGAAGACTTCAATATCGTGGAAGTCATTCTCGAATACCTCGAAAAGCCGCTTGCTCGCCCGAATATCCTTGGCATGAACGCCGTCGTGTGGGCAAAGCTCCGCACCGACCCGAACGTGCTCCGTTCCATCTACCCGAACTCCAACGGCGCTGGCGTCGCTACCCGCGAACAGGTCAAGGCCTTGTTCGAAGTCGATGACATCCTTATCGGTGAAGCCCGCGTGAACACCACCAAGAACGCCAAGAATCCGCAGCTCGAACGTTGCTGGGGCAACAACATCTGGGCACATTACTCCGAACCGCTTTCCACGCTCAAGGAAGGCATCGCCTGGGGTATGACCGCACAGGTGGGTGACCGTTACGCAACGATCATCGAAGACGAAAAGATTGGCCTCAAGGGTGGCGAAATCATCAAGGCCGGCTTCTACCAGAAGGAAGTCGTGGTCGCCAAGGATGCTGGCTTCCTCCTGAAGAACGTCATCAAGGCCGCAGGCTAAGGCTCCCATGAACTACTGCACTTACGAGGACATCAAGGGCCATGTGCCCGAGGCGCGTCTGGTAGAGGTCACTGACGACCTCTCGCCGAACGCGACTGGCACGGTCAATGTCGAAATCGTGGAAAAGGCCATCAAGGAAAGTTCCACGCTTATCGACTCTTACGTGAGGAAGCGTTTCCCGCGTCCGTTCCAGAGTGTCCCGGAAGTGCTGCGCATGGTCTGCATTGACCTGAGCATCTACAATCTGTACGAACGCGTGACGGAGCTGAATATCACTGACGGTATGAAGCTCCGCTACGATAACGCCATCAAGCTGCTCATCCGCATTGCCGATGGCGAACAGGATATCGGTGTGGATCCTGATGAACCTGTCGTTGAATCTGGCTTTTCCGTCGCTTCGAAGGTAAACGGCGGACCAGCCATGTTTTCGCTTGAATCCATGAGGTTCTGATGAGCACGCCGGTTGCCGTTACTAACTGCTATGTGATAGAAAAGGCCATCAAGGAACTGATTAAGGCTGGGAATAACCCGCAGATGGTCTTCAAGGCTGTCGATATACAGAAGGATTTACGGACCATCACCCACCCGAGCTTTACGGTCGCCATCATCAAGGGCGACTTCGAGCCGGAAGGAATGGACAAAATTACGGAGTCCGTCGAGGTGGTGGTGACACTAATCGTGAATAACCTTGCGAACGAGGAACAGCGCAGGATGATGATTCACCCGATGGTGTCCTATGTGGTGCAGAAGCTGCACCATAACGATCTCGGGCTTCAGATGGAGCCCCTAACCGTTAGCGGCTGGAACGATGTGTCCACGGCGGAACATCTTGACCTTGCCCTGACGCTGTTTGAAATCAAGTTTAAGACGCAGTTCACGGTCGTGCCCGAAGCCGCCGAAGAAAACTACAGGGAACTGCTCTCCATCGGCTCTACGTTCAAGAGCGAAACGCCCGAACACGAGGTACTTGCCCAGGGCGAAGTCATTTTCAAAGAGGTAAACAATGAACCTGTCCCCTAATATCCCCGAAACCATGATTCCGGGCTCCTACACGGGCTACAACTACTACGCTGGCCCGAACGGGTTGCCCGCAAACATCCAGAAGGTGCTGCTTATCGGCGATGTTTCCACCGCCAAGGCGTCCGATACCCCGGTAAACAAGCCCACCGAAATCGGCACCGAAACCGAGGCTTACGACTTTGCCGGTGCGGGTTCCGTGCTCATGCAGATGTACAAGGCCGCGAAGAAGGCCTGGAAGTATGCCCAGATCACGATGCTCCGCCATGGTGCTGTGACTGGTTCTGCCGCCACCTGGGAAAGTACCCTTTCCGGGACGGCTACTGCGGCAGGCATTGTCTCTGTCGTCATTAACGGCCAGAAGATCAGCGTGGGAGTTGCCAAGACCGACACCGCAGCCGCTGTCGCGACGGCCCTTGCCGCCGAAGTGAACAACACCCCGGACGCCCCTGTCACTGCCGAAGCCGCTACCGCCAAGGTCACGCTTACCGCTAAGTGCAAGGGTGCGTATGTGTCCGCCGCTGCGGGTGGCCTGAACGTGTCCGTGACATCCGAAGCAGCCGGCATCACCGCAGGCGCTGTGAGCGCAACGGCTGGCGTCGGTACGGTTGACCTTACGACGGCCCTTGCTGCCGCTTTCCCGGAACGTTTCCACATCATCGTTTCCCCGGTGAACGATTCCACGAACCTCGGCTACCTCAAGACGCATCTTGAAGCTGCCGCCGCGCCGCTCGAACAGCGTGGCCAGCGTGCCATCTGCGCGATGGTCTCGGCTTCGGCTTCCGACGCGAAGAGCGCGGCCACCGCCCAGAACTACGAACGCCTGCATATCGCGGCGGTCAAGACCAAGATCGACGCTACCGTGTGGGAAATCGCGGCTGGTCTCGGTGCGATTTTTGCAAGCAACTCCAAGCCGAACGTGCCGATGAACGGCGTGGCCATTCCTGGCCTTGCCACCCCTGCCGTCGAGGACAAGTGGAGTGGCGAAGAACAGGACCTGCTTCTCTACGGCGGCGTGATTCCTCTCGTCGAAGAAGACAGCCAGCTCTGCATCGTGCGTGCCGTGACCACCAAGAGCAACAACAGCGGTTCCCGCTTCACCAAGCTCATCGACACGGGCGTCATCGCCTCGCTTGACTACTTCCGCGACTCCATCCTCGCGATGCACCGCGCCAAGTACAAGAACAAGGTCATCCATGCGCTTCTGCCCGATGCCCTGAACGAAGACAACAAGGCCATCGCCTACGCCCTCGAAGCCGAAGCAATCCTGCGCTACATCGACGATTACGCCGACCAGTTCATTACGCAGGAATCGCCGAACGAACCGGGCCGCATGCTTTGCCAGATTCCGGCTCCTGTCGTGCCTGGCCTGAACCAGATCTATTCCACCATCGACCTTTACCTGTAAGGAGTGAACCATGAGAATTTCTTCGCTTACTCTCACCAAGGACGGTTCCGCTATTTCCGACTTTTCCAAGTTCAAGGAAAACGAAATCGAGACCGTGCAGACTGTCGAGCACTTCAATGGCGAAGACGCCATCAAGGTGCCCAAGAAATACGGCTTTTCGCTGACTTACCTCCCGGAATCCGGTGCCGACATGGACTGGGTTTCCGAAGAGGACAAGAACGATGCAGGCTGGACTGTCATCGTGAACTATGTGGGCGGCAAGAAGGTTGTATTCGGTGGCGTTCACCTGCTCAAGTCCACCCCGAACGAGATGGACGGCAAGACCGCCAAGGAATACCAGCTCGACTTCTTCGCCTCTAGCCGCAAGGTGAGCTGATGACAGAGTTTGAAAAGTCTATTCGAGAGAAGAAGGGCGAAAAGCCCGACGAACTCATCGAGCGCATCAAGACATCGCACGATATCAAGCGCACCGTGAGCTGGCCGGGTTGCCCCGATGTCAAGGTCGAAATCCGCCTGTTGTCGCTTTCCGATGCCCGAAAGGCCAAGGTCGATAACCAGCTGGAGTTCAAGCACGACGGTATCGAGATTGCGATGCACAACCTGGCCGACTACCGCGAACAGGAAGCGGTTCACGGCATGTGGCGTGCGTTCTACAACCCCGCGACCGGCGAGCGTATCTTCCGGGACGCAGAACACCTCCGTTCGTTCTGTACCCCGGATGAACTGAAGAAGCTCTGCGACGAATACAACGCTTTTGCCGAGGCTAACGACCCGAGTATCGAGGAACTTTCCGACGAAAGTATCGATACGCTTATCGAGACGCTAAAAAAAACGCCGGACCAGGTTCAGTTGAAGCTCGTAAGCTTGAATTTGGCCTGGAAGCTAGTGCGTACTTTGGTTGCCCGGTTGCAAGCATAACTGATGCCCAGTGGCTCCTTGTCTTTGCGATGAAGGGGCTGATGGGTTCACCTGAAAAAGACGATGAAGGATGGCAGATAATTGGCGAAAAATGAAGTCACATTGCGTATCGGGGCCGATGCCGCCGGGCTCAATTCGGGGCTGAACCGTGCCAAGGCTGCCGTCACTTCGTTTTCCGGGATGGCCCGGGCGTCTCTGTCCTCTGTAGGCAAGTCTATAGGGAACATGAGCCTCGGTTCCATGTTCGCTCCGCTCCTTATCGGGGGCGGTCTTCATTATACCGTGAGCGCTGTCGGCGACTTGTCCAAGGAACTGCTGTATTACGGCATGGCGGCTAAAAAGAGCGACGCGGACACGAAGGTGTTCCGCGAATCGCTGCATGACATGGCCATCCAGACGGGTATCGATGCAAAGGCTATCCTTGGCGGTATCTCGAAGATTGGCGAAATTACTGGCGATTTCAAGTTCTCCGAAGAAATGGGGCTTACCCTTGCAAAGACTTCGCTTGCGGCGAACACGTCGATGGAAGACTTGGCGCTACTTTCTTCGGCAATCAACGCGAATGTCGGCTGGGGAATGGAGCAGATCACCCGATACTTCAATTCCCTGATTATCCAGGGCGACCAGGGCTCCTTTACGCTCCAGAAGTTCGCTAACCAGGGTAAGGCCCTGTTCTCCCAGGCTGCGGCTTTTGGGCTCAAGAGCGAGGAACAGTTCGCCTATTTCGGGGCCATGCTACAGACTATTGCCCCGTCCATCAAGAGCGAAGCCGAAATCACCACGTCTGTCGGCGCTCTTTTCCGTGACTTGAAGGACAAGCAGAAGGACCTTGGCAAGAAAGGCATCAAGATTTTCGACAAGGTGGACGGAAAGAACCAGGTTCGCGACCTGAAATCCATTATCGATGACATCATGAAGTATGTCAACGGCGACGCCAAGAAACTTGCCCAGATAGGCCTTACAAGCGAATCCATGAAGGTCTTGAACCCGCTTATGGCCGATTACCAGAAGGGATGGGTCAAGATGCAGGCCATCACCGATTCCGGCATCAAAGGGATGTCGAATACCGACGAACTCGAAAACCGTTACGATAGGGCGTCCAGAACTTTTGACAAGGCGATGGACAAGATGAAGGCGAGCGCGGTGAAGTTTGCCGACTTGAACCTTGCGGGGCCCGTAGAGACCCTTTCAAGCGCCCTTCAGACCTTGAGCGAACACCAGACTATCGTGAAGACCGGGTTTATCGCGATGACGGCTGCGGCTAGCCTTGTCGGCCTTGTGAAGGCAGGGCAGTTTGTCGCCAGCGGGTACGAGTCTTTTAGAAAGTTTTTCCCTGGCAAGCAGGTCAACGAACCGAAGCCGTCGAACTTGATTCCGTTTAGCCCGAACGACGTGCAGAAGGTGTTCGTCACCAACATGCGCGGCGGTTTCGGCGGTGGAACCGACTACATGGACGACGATTCGCCCGTTCCACAAGCTGCTGCCACGCAGAAGGCGACCCAGGCGATGGAATCCGTCACGGTTGAAACGGGACGGTTCAGGCAGGGGCTTTCCAATGCCAGGGCGGGCCTTAACCGCTTCGGAAGAACTGCCATTGGCGGGACCCTGCTCACTGCGGCCACTACCTGGGCGATGAACAAGATCTATGACTTTGGTGCGGCTTTCGTCGAATGGCGAAAAGTGGTTGCCGATGTCGAGGCCAACAGCCGCGCCATGGTGGACCGTAACCAGGCGGAGTTCGAAAAGCGCTACGGCAAGGAAGCGGGAGTCTACAGCAAGAAGCACGGCGAGACCTTGCTTGAAATCCAGAAGGAAGAAAACAGCTTTATGCCGTCGCAGAAGAAGCTCGACAAACTCTACGGCGACCTGCGGATGTATAACCAGCTGACGAAGAACGCTATCGAGGCAAAAAAGGGCGAAAACGGCATTTCCGCCCAGGAATACATGCAGCAACTTACAGTTGCTCCGAACATTGTCATCAACATGGACCAGGCTAACAACCGCTATACGGCGCAGAGCGACGGCGGCAAGCCTGCGAAGGTCAAGGTGCAGAATACACCGGGGATGGGTAGATAGATGGCTGACGTGAACGAACCTAGAGAATGCACGCTTGGGCCGTGGGACTTGCAGCTGACGAACATCAGCGACGAGATCAACCACGCCATGGCCGAAACGACCTACCCCTACAAGAACGGGGCCGATATCGAAGACATGGGCGTGGACCCCGAAGTCTTCAGGTTTTCTTGCGTCATCACGAACGAAGACTACAAGAACAACTACAGGGAACTGCGCAAATGGTTCCTGTCGTATTTCCCGGAACCTATAGAACTGTATCATCCCGACCACGATACAATCCTTTACGGCTATCCTAAAAACGTTTCCATTGCATCCGACAGGCGCAGGAACTATGCGGAGTTCCAGTTCGACTTTGAAATTGCGGATATTCAGGAAGAGACCCAGGAAGTAGCAGACCCCAAATATGTGACCTACGAAGAGGCAAAGGAAGCGAATGCCGAAGTGCAGACGGCCATTGCCTACGAAATGCAGAAGGCGGGAGTCCCCGATTTAGAGGGGTCCGACTGGTCGCTGGTCGATGTCTGGGGGTCTCTTGGCGATACCGCCCGCGCTTTTGCCGACGGCGTGAGCTCCGCGATGGCTAAAATCCAGGGCGTGATTGATACGGTCAAGGCCCCTATCGACGCAATTAACACCACGATTGACTACATGGGCACCCTTTCGGGCAAGCTGACCGAGAGCTTGCAGGGGTGCTGCGACTCGTTTACCGGGCTTGCCAGACGTGTCACCAAGTCCAAGAGCTCTATGGTCGTGCTTTCGACGAACATGTCCGACATGCTCGCGACCCTTGCCGGTTCGCCCGTTTATGCGGCATACGCGACCCTTGCGGCTGCCACCCTTGCGAACGAAGCCGCAAACCACATCAGCGACGACGAAAAGCGAATGGCCGAATCCATCGCCGCCGAAAGCGTCGTTTCCGACAATGCGGAAGGCCACGAAATTGCCGAAACTAAGCCTGTATATATCGTCACTCCCGCCGACATGGAAGATAGTGTGGCCACGGTGCGCGAGTTCATCAATTCGGTGCTCCCGGTCGCCATCTGCCCGGACCGTCTCAAGAAGCAGGCTGCCGCCCTGTCGAACGCAATCCTTCGCATCAAGATGGAATACATGACCACGAAGAAGGTCTTGCTCCATCATGAAACGCCTCTTCACAAGGTTTGCCTGGACAACGGTCTTAACTACAAGGCGGCTGAGCGTCTTTGTGCCTTGAACGATGTCAAGAATCCCACTTTCATGAACGGCGAGGTTATGGTCTATGCCAAATGACAAGGATGAAGTCATCGTCGCCGTAAAAGGCTCCAGGATGGACAAGTTCGTGAGCTACAACATCACGCAGGACCTGTTCACTCCCGAGGGTTCTTTCCAGTTCGGGTGCTTTTCGAAGTACGATATATCTGAGGGAGACACCTGCGAGATATACGTGAACCGCAAGGTCGTGATGAACGGAATTGTCGATACGGTAAAGCGCGAACTGTCGAGAAGCGGCCCGAGGCTTTCTTTTGAAGGCCGCTCCGTGGCTTCCATTCTTGTCGATTCCTGCGTGACCAAGTTCTCGACGCTCCCCACGAAGCTCAGTGCGCTTGCCGAGAAGCTTGTGCGCGGGCTTCCGTTCATCGGGAAGAAGGATTTCGAGTATTATTCCAAGTCTAAAAACGCGAAAGCAAACCGGAAGTTCGTGGAGCTTTCCCCTGGCGATACTGTCTTCGAGGTCATCAAGAGGGCGGCAAACTCGCTGGGCTACCTGTTCTGGGCTACTCCAGACGGCAAGTTCTGCTTCGACAAACCGCTTGTTCGAGGCAAACCGCTGTTTTCTATCCATGCCAAGGGCGACGGATCCGAAATGGACTACATCGAGGGTTCCGTGACAAAGACTATCGAAGGCGTCCATAGCGAAGTCCGCGTGATGGGCGAAAGTCAGGACGACAACGACATCAAGTATGTGATGGCGACCGTCAAGAACGACCAGATGCCGTTTGCAAAGCCTCTTGTCGTGAACTGGAACGAAAACGAGGGCCCTGCAAAGAAGACCGCTGAACTTCAGATGGCTGTAGAAAAGGCGAGCTCAATCCACCTTGAATACACGGTAAATGGGCACTCCCAGAACGGCAACAACTGGGAAATTAACCGCTTTGTCGATGTCGATGACGAATTTAACGGTGCTAAAGACAGCTACCTCATCAAGTCGGTGACGTTCTCTCTTGACAGGCAGAACGGAAAGCGCACGCGCCTGGAACTCCAGCCGGGGGGTGCATTATGATGAAATTTTTCACAAGTATTGTTTCGAGCTGCAAGGATATCGCGGGCAAGCTTCGCGGCGTAGACGCCAAGGCGAACGGTCGCGATGTCGAAGGCCGCCAGCTGATGCAGCAATTCGGCTTTATTTCCATCCCGCCAAGCGGTTCGCGCATTCTCTTCCTGGAATTTGGTAACGTGATTGTCGGCGTCGCAAGCGACGGCAAGGACCGCCCCGCCGTAAAGGAGGGCGAAACGGCGCTTTACAGCGACAAGGCCCACTACATCATCCTCAAGGATAACGGCACCATCGCCATCAAGGCCGATGGCGGCATCGATGTCGATGGCGACCTGCGCGTGAACGGCGAGGTGAGCGACAAGGTGGGCAAGCTATCCAAGCTGCGCGACAACTACAACCAGCACACCCACATCGGCAACCTCGGCGCACCTACGGCACCGACGGACAAACAGGACACGGGGGCGTAAATGCTTGACCTGGACACTCTCGATTCCGAATTTTCCAGGATTGTCAAGTCTGCCGACGGCAAGACAAGCGTGGCCCCGCAGCTTGCCAAGGCCTACGACGACTACGCCAAGGGCGGCATCATTCTCGGTGCGGACCTTTCGGCAGGTGGCGACAAGTCTCTCCTGGAAAGCGCATTCTCGGTGCTCGACCCGTCCAGCGGAACGCCTGCCAACATGGCGGCGAAGCTCTGCGCCTACTGGCAGGGCCTTCCTAAGCCCGGAATCCCGTCACATGGTGGCGTTGCCGTAGTTTCTGTCGTTCCAACCTTTGCGGCGGCCCAGGCGGGCGTTCTGGCTGCCATCAAGGCTTTGGTGGACGCGCAGGCTGTTTCCAAGCAGGAAGTTCAAAAGCCATACAAGAAGCTTTTCGGAGACATTGAAACCGTCTTGAAGACCGCCGTCTGCACCGTCACCGAGACCATGCCCACGACACCGCCGAGCCCGTCACCTTTCCCGGAGACCTTACAATGACTACTGACCAGATTAAAGAAGAAGTCCAGCTTTCGCTTACCGTCGCCAAGGGTTCCTTTTACAAGAAGCCCGAATTTGGCCACCGCTTCAAGGAACTTGCCCGGGAAGTGGCGTCCGAAAAGACCAGGAGCAGGGCCGAGACATACGCCGCCGAGGCGTTGCAGTGGATGATTGACTACAAGCACCTTAAAAGCGTCGTATCGACGGCTACCTATGTCGATAGCGACAAGCTCCAGGTGCATGTGGAATGTGTCGCCTACAATGGCGACATGATTGAATTTACCCGTTTCGTGGAGGTTAGACAATGGCCGTAACAGTTGACCAGATCTTTCAGCGCATGGTGACAGACGCAAAGAACATTGACCCGCTGATCAATATCAGCCAGGGCACGGAAACCTATATCCGTTTCGCGACCGCAGCGTCCGCCATTTGGGGCCTCTACAAGCAGATGGACTGGACTCTTGACCAGATTTTCCCGACCACGATGAACCAGGCAAGCCTGGAACAGTGGGCGAACGACCGAGGGCTCGACTACAGCAACCTGACCGCAAGTGAACTCTTGACGCTCATCCTGTCGTATCTCCGCAACCCGAAGAGTGGCGGCAAGCCAAGCGACTACGAACGCTGGGCGCTCGAAGCGTCTTCTACCGGCAAGGCCGTCGAGCTCGAATCCTCGATGATTTCCGGCAATATGTCCGACCTGAGCGCCGCCAACACCGTCAAGCCGCACGACCGCGAGAACATCGCCTTTACCTGCGGTTCCAGCGACACCGAAAAGTATGTCGTGATTGACTTGGGCGGTTCCAAGGAAATTTTCGGCATCGGGCTCGGTTTCATTACCAACCGACCGGCTTCTTTCAATATCTACACGTCCGACGATGGTTCAACCTGGACAAAGCAGGGCAAGGTCGATGCAGCCTACTGGTGGGCCATGGCCACCTTCGAATCCGTTTCTACCCGCTATGTCAAGGTCGAACTCGACGAAATCGAGGCGCTTGAAAGCTGGCAGACTGCATCCCTGAACGCCGTCAAGTGCTTCGGCATCGAGATCTACGAACCGGCTGAATCCGACGAGGCCCCGTCCACATCCCGCTGCCTCAAGAACTACTACGGCGTGGGCACGGTTCTCATGCTCATCGGCCCGAGCACGCTATCGATGCGATGCTGCGAAGCCGTCCGCGTCAAGTGCGAAGACGAAGGCCCGGTGGCACCGCGTGAAATATGGGTCAATGTCCCTGTAGAAACGACCCTTTCCCTGCGTGTCACGGTAAGCGGCTTGTCCAATATGGACAAAGACGGCTTCCGGGAAGACGTGGCCAAGTATTTTGCCGATCTCAGCGCAGGCGACCTGTTTATCCCCGCCCAGATTGTCGTGTTCGTGCTCAAGCACGGCGGTTCCAATGCCGTTGTCGAGGTCTCGAAGAACGGCGGGGCGTACCAGGAACAGACTTCGGCAATCACTTCTGGCGATATTGAACAATTTGTACTTGGCGAACTGGTGGTACAGTAATGAGCGAGAATTTCTTCGACAGTAGGCATTACAGGGCGCTCTCGCGGCTGCACCCGCTCCAGATGGACCTGGAAGAGTATGTGGTGTGCAAGGAGCTCGACCGTGCCCTGGAAAGCGCAGACGGCGTTTACCGCGAAATCTTCCCCAGTTCGGCAACCGCAACGCTCGAAAAGTGGGAAGACCTCTATGAATTAGGCCATTCCGGCACCATTGAAGCCCGCAGGGCGGCGCTCCTGGAAGCCATCAACCGTGATTCGGGCATTGCCGAACGCCACTACAAGGCGCTTGCCGCGTCGATGGGCTTTGAAATCGACATCGTGAAACCGCCGCGCATGTTGCGTGCGGGCCTTGGCCGTGCGGGTTTTGAAATCTACGACCCGGACGAACAGTACACCTGGACCGTGACCAGCGACCACCCGCAGCACGGCATTTACCGTATCGTGGACCTGCTCGAAGCCGAGAAAATACCGTTCACGCAGATCCGCTGGCAGCTCTCTAAAGAAAAATTCCTTGAACTTGAGGATGGCAAGCTCCTGAAGCTCGAAAGCGACAAATTCCTTATCCTGGAGGACGAAAATGAATAAGATAAATTTTAAAACGGGTACTATCATTCCCCCGGAACTGATGAATGCCTTGCAGAATCCGTCGTTCACGAATGGTGAAGAAGAGGCCGGGCACTTGCCCTTGCCGCCCAACTACGGCAAAAAGGTCCAGACGTTCGTAACAGAAAATGGTGCGGTTGACCTGTCTACCGCTTCAAGCGGCTTTGCAGTCGTGGAACATTACGGCTCGCCGACTTCGACGCAACCTGTCACGATTACTATCAACGGCATCGGCGATGGCGGTGCCAGGACGATTCTCCTGGTCACCCGTGGAACGGATTATCCGGTCACGGTATCGTTGCCGCAAACGTCGAATACTCGAAAGGAAATCTCTATCAAGGGCGGTTCGAGTGTCCTCTTGACGGAGTTCCCGTATGGCGGGGCTCTTATCTGGAAGTATTACGAGCTCGAAACCAACCCTGTCGCCATGGCCGATACGGGCTGGAAGAGCTTTTCTCCTGGAGGCACTTCTACAAGCTTCGTAAAATTTGCCACGCTTACGGTCCCAAAGGGCTACAGCGCAATCGTGATGGTCAAGGGAACCGGCACGTCCACCTATCCGGTGACATCGGGCAGCAGTGGCGTTGTCGCAGACTATACCTTCCAGGCGATAGACGCCGACGAACGCGAAGAGACGTGTGAAATGTCCGTTGTAAAATGCAACGCCTCAGGCTATTTCTTGCCGGATATGACGCAAGAATATGATGCCAGGGCCGACAAGTTCAGCGGCTACCTTGTGATTCCGCCCTTGAGCACTCCCGCACAGCGCAGCGTCGATCTGAAACTTAAAACCAATCAAGGGGCGATGAGCATCACGGCTTCCTTCAGGGCGCTGCTCTACAAAGCGAACCTTGACACGACTTTACTTGCATAAGAGGTGACTATGGCTAACAGTAACGAAGCATTCGAAGGCGAAAAGACCGGGCAACTTACCCAAGTGACACTCGCCGCAGCCCGCGAAAACCACTACGAAGGTGTTTTCAGCATTTCGGGCAGTTCCAAGCGTCTCGACTCGGCTGAAATCGCCGGAACGGCTGATATCGAAGATGAATACAGCGAAAACAGCACATACGTCGAAGGTGCCTTGAGGTATCATTCCGGTGTGCTTTACCGCGCCAAGGTTGATATAGGCTCCGAGAATACCCCCGCCGGTCCGTGGGACTCCACCAAGTGGGAAGTGGCCAAAATCGGGCGAATTATGGCCAGCAAGGCCGATGTAAATGCCGCCCTTGGCAATATCGAAACCCTCTTGGCGGCTATTTAAGGAGGCTTTAAATGAGCGTTGCAAGCGAAATCACGCGCCTGAACGGCGCAAAGTCCAATATTATCCAGGCCATCACCGACAAGGGCGTCACCGTGCCGTCTTCGGCGAAGCTCGACGACATGGCCCTGCTCATCGCATCCATAACCGGCGGCGGTGGTGGCGGCAATGGTGTATATTTACAGGCGATTCTTCCGGTTTCCGGCGGAAGAGTGCTTGTCGTGGACGAAAATGGGTATATCGGTTGTAAAAGTCTCCCGACATATTATCCTTCAGCTTATACCAGTTATGCCTTTGTAGTAAGCGGTGCAGATTTTTCGAGTTCAGGTCTTGGCCAAGTAACTTTGGTTACTCCGGGAACGGCTGATATTGGAGGTCGTTCTTACCGAACTGTGTCTATTAACGGTGTCATTTGGATGGCTGAAAATCTTGACTTTAAGGCTTCTGGTATTGACATTGGGCCGTCTGGATCTCCTGGAACTCCCGCTGCATGGTACTACAATAACAGTGAAAGTACCTATGGCGAAAATGGCAACAAATACGGATTGCTCTATAATTGGCATGCAGTAAAGCATCTTAACGACAACCGTGAACTGTTGATGAATGGCTGGCATGTCCCTACAACAGCAGAGTGGGATGCTTTAGCCAATGCCGTTGGAGGTACTGGAGTAGCAGGTTCGAAGCTTAAATCATCTACAGGATGGTCATCTGGTAACGGAACCGACGACTTCGGCTTTGCGGCTTTTCCCGCTGGTAGCCGGGGCTCGGGCTCCTTCTACGATTTAGGCAGCAACGCGTACTTCTGGACGGCCAATGAGAACTCGTCTTCCACTGCCTACTACCGTTACTTCAATACGGGCGCATCGATGGATTCGCGCATCACCTACAAGACGAACGCCTGCTCTGTTCGTCTCGTCAAGGATTCCTAAGTGAGCCTAGGCCCTTTGGGGCCTAGAGCGAACGGGACCGGAGCGCCGCAAGGCGCACGGTCCTGAATTTAATTAAATTTGCCCCCCGGCTAAGCATCCAGAAGCAAGGCTGCGAAGCAGCCTTGCGAATTTTTTTTATGAATACAGAAGACATCATAAAGTTTGAAAATAACGCCGGAAACGAACTCCATCTGTTTCGTGACAGACTGTTCTGGCAGGCTTGGGAACGTTCTGCGTTCCTTTTTTCAAAAATCTTTAGAAAATACCAGGTTCATCACAGATTCGTCCAAAAGGTCGCACAGGACCTGGTGTGGCTCGGTTTCCCAAAGACCGTGCTCAAAGATGTCCAGATGACGGCGAAGCAGAAGGCCTTTTCTTATGAAGTATTGGACGATTCTCATATCGTAATAAAGGGCATCCCGGATATTGACGGTTTCCAGGAATGGAAGTCCGGCATTTTGTCTTCACCTACGGCAGACAAGAAAAAGTCGGTCACAAAAGAAGTCAAAGACGCTTCTAAGAAAGATGTAAAAACAGCCGAATTCTTGCTTTATAGACTGGTTTTTGACTTTACAATTTATTCTTCAAAACTTGTCCCTAAAATCAATAGATCCTATAAATTCACTATCGGTGAACGGATTGTCAAAGAATTGGTGAACGTGGGAGAGCACATTTTTCTTTATATTAACCATAGAACAGCCCTTGATTCGACCAGCGTGATAGATTCTCTGTATCGGATACGGTTTGATTTTCGCCTTTTGAACGAGCTTAAGCAAGTAAGTATCGACCAATGTATGTTTGTAAACACTAAAATCGAGGAAATTTTGAAAACTATAATGCCAGAATCCATGTGTTCACGGATACATGGAGCGAGCAAAGAGGAATCCAGTATTCTGCCCTCATCACCGGGTCTTCCTGGTGACGGGTTTACACCGCTTACAAGATCCAATGAAAGCCTCTTTTAAGCCTTATTAAATGAATACTTAGTCGTATGGGCTTTGCGGCTTTTCCCGCTGGTAACCGGAACTCGGGCTCCTTCAACAATTTAGGCAGCAACGCGAACTTCTGGACGGCCAATGAGAACTCGTCTTCCAACGCCTACAACCGTAACTTCAATACGGGCGCATCGATGAATTCGAACAACAACAACAAGACAAACGCCTACTCTGTTCGTCTCGTCAAGGACTCCTCGGAGGGCACCCTATCGGTGCCCTCTCTTTATCGTTTACTGTATAAATCCTATCGTTTAGCCCGTAAAAACAAGCGGAATACCAGAAGCCAGCTGAAATTCGAACTAGACCTAGAATCCAACCTTTTAAGGCTTGCCCAGGAGCTCTATTCAAGAACTTACGAATTATCCCCGTCTGTATGCTTTATTAACGAATTACCCGTAAAAAGAGAGGTCGTTGCGGCTGATTTCCGCGACCGTGTAGTGCATCATTTGCTCTGCTCCTGGCTATTCCCTATCTTTGAAAGGCAGTTCATTTTTGACTCATACAGTTGCCGCAAGGGCAAAGGAACCCTTTTTGGCATAAATAGGGCCAGAGGCTTCTTGAGAGCTGCTAGCAACGACTTCCACAGGGATTGCTGGGTTCTCAAGCTCGATGTCAAAGGCTTCTTTATGAATATCAATAAAGACCTGCTTTATGGGTTTATTATGGATGGGCTTGAAAGAGCCAAATGGAGCGGAGTCCCAGACATTGACCTATGCAAGTATCTTATCAAGAAAATTGTCTATGCGAAGCCGTTAGATACGGCCATATTCCGTAGCCCACCCGAAGCCTGGGATGACCTTCCGCACGATAAATCGATGAAATATGCGGGCGACGAAAGAGGTCTACCTATAGGCAATCTTACTTCGCAGCTGTTCGGCAATATCTACATGAATAAACTGGACCATTTCGTCAAAAGAGAGCTGAAAATACGCTATTATGGCCGCTACGTTGACGATATGGTCCTGGTCTCAGATGACAAAGAACGGCTGGTCGATGCCATTGACCGTATTCGAAAATTCTTGAAAAAAGAGCTTCTTTTGACCCTTCACCCGCATAAAATACAACTACAGCCAGCCGCCTTCGGTTTTGACTTCCTTGGCGTCCATATATTGCCCTATAGGGTATATCCTGGCACTAGGGTGCTCAAAAACTGCAAAAAGGCCGTTGCCAATCCAGACAACGACCAGGCTAAACAGGAGTCAAGAATCAATAGTTACGAAGGAATGTTTAAGCACTTGAACGGAACCAGTAAAATTCGTAAATTTATAGCCGATTCAAGGAAACCTCAATAACCGTTCAATCGGTTTTGTAATTCAATTAAATTTTGTCTCACGAAAAGCGGTTAGCGTTCTCACGACAACCGCGCCGTTATAAGGGCACTGCGTACCTGCTCGAGAACGCGCAGTGGTGCAGGTCGTTTACCGTGTGGATTTCGCAGTTCATGAAGCCTACGTACTTTGCGAACATTGTCGCGAACATT